TGCGAGGCTTACTCCTGCTACTGTTACTTCAACATTAGTTAATACTAATCTTGCCATGGTTATTTGTCTCCTTGTTCGTTATTTACTGAGTTAAAAACAGGAAAGTCTTCTTCCTGCTGTATTGCTGGTACTTCTTTTACTGCTGGTGTTACCCTTGCTGCATTTGTTGCATTTGCGGCTTTGATATGACCTGCTGCAAGAAGATGTTCAACACTTCCTCCTGCACTAAGTATATCATCTTTGGTAAGTTTCTCATCTTTTACCTTACCGCAAACTTTTGTGTTTGAGATTACTGTATATTCCATTGCTTTCTCCTTAGCCCCAGATTGTGAGGTTATAGCGATATGATAAGAAAGACTGCTCACCAGAAGTATATGTACCACTGTCTGCACTTATAACTCTGAGTGTATCAACAAGGCCACCTAACGATCTATCTGACTCTAAAGCAGTTTTGATTGAACCATTACCACTTCCAGCCAATAACAAATCAAGTTTGTCTTGTCCACTTCTTTCTGATATTCTTTGTACAATCACATAAACATCAACAGATGCTTGGTCTAAACCACGAGCATTATCAATATCAAATGTGAAATCTAATTGGCCAACTACGGCACATGGTGGCACAATAACATCTGGAATCAAATCATAGACTCTCAAGTTTGTTATTGTTTGTAGGTTGGCTTTTATTGCATCTCTTACTCCAGGAACATTGGTAATTGCCATTAGAATGCCAATCCAAAGTTTCTACGGTATGTCTTTAGAAGCATCTCAACATCTGGATCTAGACGAGAGTTCAAACGAACTGTTCCTAGTTCTACAGATCCTGCAATACCAAATGGAGATTGCTTTCTAACAAATAATCTTGATGCCTGAATCTTACAGGCTAATTCTACTTCGTAAGGTACTGCTTTGAAACCCCAGACTCCAGTTATTTTAACTGTCTGAGGAAAGAAGTAAGGAAAGACATATGTCTGAATTGCTAATAGTCTTGTTATTGGCATACCTACTTCTGGATTATTAACAGGCTCATACATAATGTCTGTGTCTAAATTCCAGACTTGTGTGAATGGTCCAGACTGATTTGCTCTTGATCTTACTTCTGTTGGTTCAATAAGGTCATCTATCTCTAGATACCACGGACTTAGAGGTGTGTAATATTTAGTTACAGGTGCTGCCAATGTACCTTCTTGATAGAAAGATCTCTGGCAATACTCGTCAATCATACGGCTTGCAGCAAGGATGGCTGCTTGGATATCATTATCATCCAGGCTGTCTTCAATCTGCAGTGCATTTCTCACATCTGCTAAAGTCGTATAGACATTATTAGGCTGTGAACTCTGTGCAAGCGTAGGTCTGCTCATTTATTCCTCTTCTCCAATTTAGGCAACATAGCCTTCTCCATCTTAGGAGTAGCACTTGCTGTCTCTTTTTTAATCTTAAAGATATTCTTAATCTTTTTCATAACTTCCTTTTTTTAATGAAGGACAGGCCCGTAAACGGGGCAGTCTTTAGGCCTGTCCTCCACCTTAGATTTCTCTAAGTATTACATAGAATTAACTATGTAAACTTTAGAATGTAGGTGCTACTAGACCAGTTCCTGTAATTTTAGAAACTGCTCCTGGATAACGACCAGCAGTAAATGCTGAGTATCCGTACACTACAGACTTAATTGTGAGTGAGCCTGCACCTGTTGCATCAAAGTTCAATGCGAATGGTGATCCTGCTTGCTCCCATAGATGTAGTTCTCCTGCATTTACGCAGTAGATCTGATCTTCATTAGTACCAGCACCACCTGTTGTAGTAATGTTTGCATCTGCAATGATAGGTAGACCCATCATGGTGTAACCTGAGTTACCATATGCTGCTGCTCCTGGTCCTGTTGCAACTGCGTTCATTACGCCGTTTAGGGCTGGAAGAACGAGTGGACGCTGTGAACCGTCAACGCCTGCAAGCAAGAATGCTAGACGGCGTGGGTGCATAATCCAGTGTGTTGGATTCTGGAATACGCTTGTCTGAATCTTCTGGTAAGCATCTGCCAACTTTGGATACAGTTCTGCAACTGTAGGTGAGGCTTCTGTGAATGTAACTTCATTGATACCTGCTGTATGGCGAAGACCAAGCATTGCACCTGATGTTCCATCACCGTTGATGATCTGGTCGTCAAGTGTTGTGTGCCATCCACGGATCAAGTCCTGGATGATGAACTGGTCAATACCTGTTCCACGCTCAATTGCCTGCTTTGAGATATCCTGTTGTCCTGCGATTGTACGAACATTCACAGTCAATAGTGTATCGTCAGCATTTGTATTTGAGATAGCATCATTTTCAGCAGCCTGAACTGCAGTTGATGTACCAGTAGTCATGCGTGAGATATTTAGTGTCATACCTGCTGCTGGAAGAGCCATTTTGTTTGTTGCGAAGTCTGCTGTTGGGCGACCTGCACGAGCAAATGGTGCTGCTAGATCAACAAGGTACTGAGGAATTACGAGACCAGCAAAGTTGCCAGTTCCTACTGAGCGACGCTCAATTTCCTCTTCACGAGAGTGACGAGCAAGACGCTCTGATGCTGCATAGTCATTGCTGAACTTAGCAGTAAATGCATCCTTAACGAATGAAACATCTGTATTCTCTGGTGAGTATGTACGGGCTTCACGAGTTACCTTTGTTCCGCCAACCTTTGGCATTGCAACATCAGCGTATGCTGATCGTGCTTCTGCAGCCTTAGCATCTGCTGATGCTTGTGCAGTTAACTTTTCAATCTTTGAATCTAGTGAGCGTGACTCTTCAACCAAGGTATCAACCTTTGCTGATTCATCTTCTGTAAGGTCTGTACGGTTCTCTACGGCTACTGCCTCAAGAACTGCGTCCAACTCTGCCTTAACTGCATCACGGCGTTCAATTACTTTGTCTAAATAAGACATTTATTGTTCTCCTTTGTGAGTTTGTTTAGTTTGAGGTGGTGGTTACGGGTTTCACGACGCTTACGGGTGTGAGCCTAACTCCGACTTCAGTCCTATCTTTTGGATAGGAATATTATTTTATTGTGCTTCTCTTTGCTTGTGCTAAACGAAGAGACATTGATCGTGGCATGTTATCTGGAAGGAAGTTTAGAACTGATGGGAAATCTCCAACAATCTTTCCACCTTGTCCAGGAATATCTACTACTTCTATAACATTAGCAGCCTCTTCTTGTGCTTCTGGAAGTGGATCAATGTATGTTAGTTCAGACATTTTGTGTCCAACAAGAGTATCAGTTGCTACCCAACCATCTTCTACTTCTTTATATACACGAATAAGAACTGCTGGATCTCCTTCTTCTGCTGTTATACTGAAATCTGAGTCAGGAACATTAATAGATCCTTCTGTTTTGATTTCTTCAATACGGCCTCTTGCAATGCCACCAGATGAGTTCCAACGAACAAAATCTCCTACCTTTTCACGGCTTTCTGATTCCATTTCATCTTGTTCAACTTCTTCTAATGGAGACATAGAGTCGTCTTCCATCTCACCCTCACCAAACAGCATAGACATTACTTCTACTGCCTTCATGATGTAGTCGTGACCTTCAGATAAGTCTCCAAAGATTTGCTTTAATACTAATAGTGATTCGCCTGTTATTTCTCTTCCCGCTTTTATTTCAGACATTGCTCTTTTAATTAATTCTCTAGCCTCTACAGAAGTTGCTGTATATGCAGGATATGTGACGATTGATACATCTCCATCAGAAAGGCTTACCTCTGTAAGAGTTCTTTCTGAACGGTCTTTGCTCCAATTTTGACGGATAACTCTAAATGCAAACGACATTTGATCAACATCACCACGCTCAACAAGTGTATATAGGTCTCTTGCTTCTTGTGTGTTTGCTAGTTCTGCTTCAAAGAATAGTCCTTTTTCATCTTCAGACAATCTCATTGTACCGTTTTTGGTTCTGGCCATAGGTAATCCTTCGTGGTTAACCAATAAACGAACATCTGGTGTCTCAGATAGTGTCTTTCTGAATGCTCCAGGAGCAATCTTCTCAATAAATGGCAGAGGAACAGATGCTTCGTTAAACACAGCAGCATAACCTGCCATACGCATAGTACCGTCGTCTGCCTGTCTTGCCTCTATGTCTCTGACCGTAAAGGTACGGCGTTCTGTCTTCTTCATCTTACTCCTTGCTTTATTAGTTTCATTATCTAATTTATCTATTTGGCGTTGTGCCCAGTCCTGAGCA